TGAAGCTCAGCTCCATGATTAAGATCGATTTGAAGCGTTTTCATGAGACGCCTCCGGAAGATATTCCCTACACCAAGCTGAAAAGCCAGGTTGATGGGTGCTTCCTTGCAGCACGAACGACCTGTTAGGCCGTTCTTGGGGACTACAAAGTAGTCGTTGGAGCGACATGGGCGCGGGTAGATACCCGTCTCATGCCACGCCTTCTCCCACAGCGTACCACCTGTTAGGTGGTTAGTTGTGAGGACCCCGTGCTGGTAAAACTCAGGTGTCATGGACAACTTGTCCAATATTGTTGCTTCGTCTCGGCCGTGTGTCGTGGTAGCGCCTGTGGAAAAGCGCGGTTCTATCGACTCAGGAATCCTTCCCATAACAGTACGTATTTTTTCCCTCCATTGGACTAGGATGTCCAAGGCGGCCTGCTCCGGTTGTGTCATGTCAGACACAGGTTTCCTTTGCAGGTTACGCACCCTCTGATTAGTTCGCCAGCAATCGTGTTCCGTTTCAAGGAACTTGTTAACTGCGGCTAATTCCGTATCCGAACCCGGCAGGGCAGCTTTACGAATAAGGTCGACGCACATCGCGTCGCACCAGTACGTGTGACTGTCCGTGTACCCGGTTGGGTCGATCTCGAGTCGTTGCAACTCGAGCCACATGCCCCTATTAGCCAAATCACTCACGTGATGGGCCAAAGGGGTGGCCACTCTCTTGCACATCGTGTGCAAAACCTTCTGGATTCGATCCATAAGGGAACCCACCTTCCGCTTAAGTCGCAGGAAGACCGTCACGGAAGCATGCTATCACCAGCGCAGAGTTAACCACGCCGGTAACATATGCAACCGCATCGTCTTTCTGGTCGTCAGGGAAGTCGTCGGGCACGGAAACGGACCCGTTGAACTCCATGTACGACGACACCACAGGGAGACCCGTGGTGACAGACGTGTAGGAGGCCGGCACGCGCACCTTCACAGGTACGCGTCGGGATCGGTTTCCGGTTTTGTGCGCCGACAAAGTAGCCGTAGGCCACACCGCAGCGGTAGCCCCCTGTTTGAGGGCCCATTCTGCGGGAGAGCCATAGCCGGCCGCGGGTGTCAAGAGTGTAAACGTTTTATCAACGCCAGCTGCGTCCTTGACGATAAGGTTGGTTGCCTGGGGCATATCTGTTCCTGGGAAAAGATTAAAGGAGATATTTTGAGGTTTTCAGCCACTGGTTTTTCTCGATAGCTCTCTGCAGCGACTCAGTCTTTTGGACCAAGAGGCTGCCGAGGATCATCGAGGAGCCGAGATCCCAGTCCGGGAAACGGATGTACGGGGTTGCAAGTGGTAGCGGTTCGCCGAGCGATCGGCTGTACCGTTTCTGCCACTCGTTCCCGTTTGCCG